GTTGCACAGCAAATCATTGTTAATGACATTAAAGATCACGTTAAAAAAGACGGACTAAGACTATCTATTGAAGAATTCCGTCCTAGTAGGTCTCAAGGATCTAAAGAAGAACGTATTGCAGCGGCTCTAGAACATAGATATGAGAACCAAGTCATGTGGCACTTTAAAGGGGGCTACACACCTGTTCTAGAAGAAGAGTTAGTATTAGCTAGACCTGCCCATGATGACGTTAAGGACGCTCTAGCATCTGCTGTTGAGATTATTGTTAAACCTAAAGCCTCTCGCAAACTAGAACAGTTTGGAGGGATGCAACTACAGACCCACTCCCGATTTGGTGGAGTAAGATTTAATTAAGGTAATATATGTTAGATTCTAAAGTAATGGAAATGAATACTGTATTTGCCCAGGATGATGTGGCTAAACAGGTTGCATGGCAATGGGATAAATACAACCAACAAAGACGTGTTAAGATAGAAGATTGGAAGGAGTTGCGTAACTATATCTTCGCAACAGATACTTCTTCTACTTCTAACTCTTCACTTCCGTGGAAAAACTCTACACACCTTCCTAAGCTTTGTCAAGTACGCGATAACTTACACTCTAACTATATCTCAGCTCTCTTTCCTAATGATGATTGGATGACGTGGGAAGCTGATGATATGGAATCAGCAGCCCATGAAAAGGCAGAGGCTATTGAGGGGTATTTAAAGAATAAAGCACGTAAGTCACATCTTCGTACAGAGGTGAGCAAACTCCTGTATGACTACATTGACTATGGTAATGCTTTTGCAACAGTGAGCTACTGTAATGACTATAAAGTAAATGAGGATGGAGAATCTATTCCTCAGTACATTGGTCCAAGATTACACCGTATTAGCCCACTAGATATTGTGTTTAATCCAATGGCTGATAATTTTAGCAATACGTTTAAGATCATTCGGTCTATTAAAACTGTTGGTGAGATCCAAAAACTAGCAGCTACAGATGAAGATTGGAGAAATATCTTAGAACAGCGTAATGCTAAATTGATGAAACTTGGTGGCTTCTCAATTGAAGATTTTGATAAGTGGGATGGGTACTCCGTAGATGGATTCGGTAACTTGTATGAATACTACACATCAGGTTTCGTTGAAATCTTAGAGTTCTATGGGGATATCTCTGTAGAAGGCGGTGAGGTTCGTGAAGACCGCATTATTACCGTTGTAGACAGATCCCTTGTTGTTAAGGACGTTGAGTGCCCATCGTGGTTCGGAACTGCTCCTATTTTCCATGTTGGTTGGAGATTTAGGCCAGATAACCTATGGGCTATGGGGCCTCTGGATAATCTAGTAGGGTTACAGTACCGAATTGACCATCTAGAGAACTTGAAATCAGATGCTATGGACTTAGCTATCCATCCGCCTCTTGTCATCAAGGGCGATGTGGAAGAATTTGAATGGGGGCCAGGTGCGGAGATTATTGCGAATGATGGGGACGTACAAGAGCTTGCTAAGAATGTTCAGTGGGTAATCACCTCTCAAAACGAGATTGCACAGATTGAACAGAAAATGGAAACCTATGCAGGTGCTCCAGCAGAAGCTATGGGTATCCGTACCGCAGGTGAAAAGACTGCTTTCGAAGTGCAACAACTTCAGAATGCTGCTGGTCGTATCTTCCAAGAGAAAATCACTACTTTTGAGATTGAACTCTTAGAGCCTGCCCTAATGGCTATGTTAGAGGTCTCTAGACGCAACCTAGACGGCTCTGACATCATTAGAGTAATGGACGATGACCTAGGTATTCAGAAGTTCTTAACGGTTACTAGAAGCGATATCACAGCCTCTGGTACTATACGTCCAATTGGTGCAAGACACTTTGCTGCTCAAGCCCAATTAGTTCAGAACCTAGCACAGACATTTAATACTCCTATTGGTCAGATGATTATGCCACATACATCTTCTATCAATATGGCTAAGATGTTAGGTAATGTGTTTGGTGTAGAACAATACAACCTATTTGAAGCTAATATCGCACTACAAGAACAACAAGAGACCCAACGTATGCAGAACCAACTTCAAGAAGACTTGATGGTGGAAATGCAGCAACCACCAGCACCAGTAGGAGCCCCTAGTGAAAACATCCCTTCTTAAGGAAGCTAAGAACGAACAGGAAGAAAAGGAGCTACGTCAGACCTTTGTAGCTTCACACTTCCTGCGAGAGAAATTACGCGATAAGTTACGCAAAGATATTGAGATTTCTCAGAATAGATGTATGTCTTCAGACTACGATGTGAGTAACTGGGCTTATAAACAAGCACATGAAATGGGCTATCAAAAAGCCCTTTCTGAAGTTATTTCACTTATTTTTGATTAATTTTAAATATTTTTGTAACTTTTTTCGTTTTCAACCGTACATTAATAATGTAAGAGTAATTAAACGAATGAGGAGGCGAAGACGACGATTGAGGTTTAGTAATCTTCTCATTCATTTACTCTTAAAAATATAAATAAACAGGATGACCAATCAATGTTTACAACAGATAAAGAACAAGTTACTGACCAAGTAACGCCTACAGAAACAGATAGCACTGTTTCCCCTGAAAATCAACATGGTGGATATGAAGACCTTCTATCTACAATTGTTAATGAGAAGGGCGAGCCTAAATACTCTGACGTACCTAATGCGTTAAAAGGTTTAACACACGCTCAAGCACATATTGCCCGCCTAGAAGCGGAGAAAGCTGCTTTACAAGAGCAAATGACTAAGCTTGGTAGCGTAGAAGAGGCACTAGAGAAGCTCACTGCTCAGAAAGAACCTACTGCAACACCAGCAGCGGGACTTGATGAACAGGCTGCATCAGCTCTATTTGAGAAGATGCTTAAAGAGAAAGCTGAAAAAGAACGAGTACAGAAAAACCAAGATATGGTAGTTTCAACTCTTACTGAACGCTTCGGCGATAAAGCAGGGGACGAGTTCCAAGCCAAGGCTCAGTCATTAGGCATGACTAAAGAGCAGCTAGAAAGTCTATCAGCGGTTTCTCCTAAAGCAGTACTAGCCTTCTTTGGCACTACTGCAACACCAAGACCCACTACAGGGACTGTTAATACAGCGTCCTTCCAACCAAAGGTTAACGTAATCCCTACGATTATGGATGCCGGAGAGGAGCGAATTAATCTACCTGCTGGTGAAAAATCCGTACTAGCATGGGCTTCTAATGGTGACGTTATGAACGAATTCAAACGACACAAAGAAGCTGTTTACGCTAAATATAATATTACTCCGTAAGGGATAAAAGATGACTCAAATGACTTCTAACTCTCGTGCGTTTATTGAGGCTGAGCAGTACAGCTCTTTCATTCTCACTAACATGCATGATGGTCTCCTACCTGCTACTTTCTACCGAAATGTCTCGGACTTTGGTAAAGGTGAGACCCTACATATTAAAACAATTGGTGATGTTCGTATCCAAGAAGCAGCCGCTGGTAAAGCTCTTGAATACACACCTATCGACAGTGGTGAAATCACCCTTGCTATTACTGACTACATCGGTGATGCTTGGTCTGTTGAAGATGATCTACGTGAAGACGGTTCTCAAGTTGAACAGCTAATGGCTGCTCGTGCTGCTGAATCTACTCGTGCAATTCAAGAATACTTTGAAGGTCGATTCCTAGAAACCGCAGCTCGTGGTATCTTAGATAACTACGTAGCTGATCCTTCTAGCACAGAGATCAACAAGTTCCAACACTTTATTGCATCTGCTGAGACTGATAATGTTCTTTCACTGTCTCACTTCATTAACATGAAGCTAGCGTTCGACAAGGCTGAAATCCCTATGGGTGGTCGTGTTGCAATCCTAGACCCAGTGTGTGCAGCAACGTTGGATGGTTTGGTTAATATCCAGTCAGATGTGACACCTTTTGCTTCTACTATTCTAGCGAACGGTTTCCAACGTGATCACCAGTTCTTGATGAACTTGTATGGTTGGAACATTATCACATCTAACCGCTTGTATAAGGGTGACGATCTAGGTGGCTCTGGTATTGCTGATGGTGTTGCTAACGTGTTTATGAACGTTATGGACGACAACACTAAGCCAGTTATGCTTGCATGGCGTCGTATGCCTAAAGTGGAAGGTGATCGTAACTTCGAACTTCGTCGTGATGATTTCCAAACTACTGCACGATACGGCTTCGGTGTTCAACGTCTAGACTCTCTAGGTGTTCTAGTTACATCAGCAGTTAAGCACTAGTAGATAATTAAGAGGGATACCGTACTACTTGGTTTTCCCTCTTAAGTACTAAATAAAGGATAAAATATGCCACATAAAATTCAACCAGTCCGCGGTGTGACTAAGAACTATGGAGTTCGCTCTATTGGTCAAGGTTCAGGTACGGACAATTCAATTAACGCTGATCGTCGTTACATCGTAACACTCACTGGTTCATTGCTAGATGAAATTGCTCAGGGGGGTGATTATGTTGCTAACGTAGTAATCCC